ACGAGATATCTGGCTATCAGAATATATGGCCACATTCCAAGAGGGAGCTGGTATGTTGTTTAAGAATTTTGATGAATGCATAGATGACTTTATAAAGTTTGATGATCCAAACCATTGGTTTGAAGACCCAATCCCTGGGCATCTTTATACAATTGGGGTAGATATTGCAAAGGTGGAAGATTTCACCGTGATGTGCGTAATGGATAGAATGACCCATAGACTTGTGGGATTTTATAGAATCAACAATGTCACATGGGAAATGATGCAACTGCGGCTTAAACAGTTTTCTGAAAAATATAATACAGCAATGATTATATTGGATGCGACTGGTAATGCTGGAGACATGTTTGTAGAGAGTCTGGCCAATATAGGGGTGACGGTAGATACAGAATATAAATATACCAACAGAACTAAGGTGATGCTTATCGATAAACTGGGGATGATGTTGCAGGATAAAAAGATAAGATTTCCTCGTATCCCACAATTAGTGAATGAATTGCGCTCGTTTACGTATATGGTGAATGAAGATTCTGGCAAGATGAAATACGGATCTTCAAAGAAAGATGACTGTGTGAACGCATTAGCTCTCGCTTGCTGGGACCTGAATGATCAGCCACTAGGAGATGATGGTGGCGGTGGGATGTGGAGACCGAAGAGACGAAACATGAAATAGATTGAAAAATACTAGGAAATATGGTATAATATAAATACAGATGGCCTCGATTTATCAGACTCTTGCAAATGTCTTTAGTGATATCCGCTATATAGCGGGGAAGGATTCGACAACATTACCAGATAGTGACCTTTTGCGTATGTCTAATAAGTATTTTCTCTGGTTACTTAGAGAGAATTCAGACATTAATGAGAACTTGTATGGGCAGATCTCTTTTACTGACTTGGTGGTGGATCAAAGAGAATATCCACTACCAGTAGATGACGAAACTGGTGGAACTAGTCACCCGTATGGAGGTGGAGCGCTAAACATTATGAGAGTTGAGATATCTTATGATGCTGGGACAACATGGCGCGTCGCGAAGGTTATTTCGTTTCTAGATATTAAGGGGCCGATGACTCTCGATGCAGATTTGAATGATCAGTACACTAGAACAAATCCAGTTTATTGGTTTTATGACAGATCCATTTTTATCGCTCCAGTCCCAGGGTCCACAGATACTACCACTTCTGGCAATGCAGGTCTTCGTATCTGGTATGTTCAGCGTTCTCCAGAAGCAGATGTTACTACTGATATTCTGAATTTGCCGAAGGACTTCCTAGGTATTTTAGCTGAAGGAGTTTTGATTGATGTGTTTAGAAAGTATGGACGCATGAATGACATGAGGATATCGGAATCTAGATTTAATAAGATGATAGATGATATGAAGAGTTTTGAAACTGGTATTGATTACGAGGAGGCGCCAAGACTTGGCGTATCGAGAAAGGACTATAGATAATGACAGCAAACTTATTTGGACCACCGCAGAGCAGCCCGTCAACAGTATATAACGGGAATTACAGACCAGACACTTTTGAAAGTGAGGCACTTAGTGCTGTGCAGGCAGAAATGGGACAATGGTATCAGGAAGAGGTTTTCTTGACTGATCGCGTATCATATGTGATGCGCAATGTTATTTTAAGATCTCGTAAGAATTACTTCGGTATCTTTGATGTTGCATTTGATGAAATCACAGGAGACGAGAAATTTTGGATGCCGATCACAGAGTGGTCAGTAGAGAATGTGGTGAAGAGTGTAGACTTGGACATGAAGGATATTATGATTCAGCCTGGTACACCAGAAGCTGTTCATATTACTCCAGTTATACGTGCGATAATTCTTGCATACTTAAAGAAGACAAAGTTTGGCCAGCTTCTGAATGATGCTATCCGTGTTATGGCCCGTGATGGAACGGTAGTTGTCAAGGTATACGATGATTTTAATGTGAAAAGTGGGAAGAGAGAAATACACTCTGAGATTGTTGACTTACTAAACTTTTGGATAGATCCAAATGCAGACAACATCCAAGATGCTTCTGCTGTTATACAAAGAAGCGTGCTGTCTAAGGATCAAATTGATTCATATCGTGGCGTTTGGAAAAATATAGATTCGGTTCCGTATTCTTTAAATATTACTCGTGTTTACCAGGATTGGGGTGGTTGGAGCATGGGCAGAGGAGATGTCCCATATACAGAAGTATATGAACGCTGGGGCAAGATAAAGAAATCATGGGTCACGAAGAAGACAGCAGATGAGAACACGTGGATTGAAGGACACATGGTTTTTGCTGGTTCTGGTGGGCCACAGATTTTAATGATGATAAGAGAGAACCCTCGCAAAGATGGGATAAAGCCATATGAAGAGGGCTGGTACAAGAAGATCGATGGACGTTGGTTCGGTCGTGGTATCTCAGAAATGCTTTTCCACTCTCAGATGTATGCGAATGAGATTGTTAACACGCGTCGTACAAATAACAAAGTTCTACAGAATGGTTTATTCCTAGTCCGTAAGGGTTCTGGAATTGTGCCAGATCAAATGAATTCCATGACAGCTGGGGGAGGTATCTTTGTTACAGACTTAAATAGAGACATCAAACAACTCCAAGTTCAGGATTATCGGCAGTCTTCATATAAGGACGAGGAAATGGTCGGTTTATATTCAGATCGCGTAACTGGATCATTTGATATTGGCAGAGGAGAAGCAGGCAGAGCATCAACATCCGCAACTGCTACCCTAACACAGGATAGAAATATCCGAGATACATTCGTGTTGGTACAGGAGGGTATTGGATTCTTTATTGAACGGCTTATTGTCAGACAATTTATTCCGTTATTACAAAAGACATTAACACCAGAGAGTATGGTTAGAATCACTGGCGAGATTGATTCCTTAGATGCTATTGATCAAACGGTTCTAGAGAATAGAACAGATAATTTTAAATTAGATTATGCTTCTAAGAAGGGATTTATGCCATCAGAAGCCGAGGTAGCAGACTTCCAAGATAAGCAAAAGAAGGTATTTGGGAAACAGGGCAAACGTCGTTTTGCAGAATACTGGGAAGGCTTATTTGATGCAGAAATTGATATAGATGTAAATATCACAGATGAAAGAATGAATCGCGTTGTAGTTATCCAGCAATTAAATAACATGTTGACATCATTCAGCAGACTTCCAGTTGCAACAAGATTGAATACAGATGCCATTCTCGATGAGATGCTAAATCTCATGGGAATGAAGGGAGAGTTCTTCCTTAATAAGCCACAAGTTCCAGCATTATCCGCTGAAGCTACGCAGGCTGGTCGTCTAATGAAGAATCCGCCAGAAGGACCACCAACTGATTTAGGGGCATTCCAGAATGCACAAGGACTCCCACAGATGGGGCAGCAGGCTCCACCACAGACTAATGCAATCCCAGCAGCAGCAGGAGCACCAGGTATTGGACAAATCCCACAATAAAAATTATGGCTAAAGGCAATAACTCACAAAAGAAAGATATAAAGAAACCAAAGAAGTCTAAAAAAACTAAGACATACTAACATGAAACTACGAAATGCAAGCAAAACAATAAAGATGTATCCTTCGATGCCAGATGGTCCATCGATGCCAGAGGAAAAGGAAGTTTATCAGCGTCTTTGTTTTAAGGAATCGATGTTGCCAGAACTTTCCAGTTGGAAGGTTGGGGAAACATATAAACTTATTATAGAAGTAAAGATGACAGAGCATTCCCTTGAAGAAGAAGATGGCAAGGAAGTAGAAGAAGGGGATTTCGATGTATTGGCTGTCGGGGCACATGAGGAACCACAAGATACGGCATCAAGATTAGCAAAAGATAAGTTTGGGATGTAGACTTGAAAAGGGTTAAAAATTGTGTTATAATTATAGTTAGCAGATGAAACAAGAGACTGTTATAGAACTCTCGAAGCGTATCGAACAGGGAGACAAGGCAAAAACCTTTCTCGCTTCTACGGAGTGGAATGAATTTGTCAAACCCATACTGGACAGTATGGTAAAAGGTTTGATTGACGCTAGAGATATTGATGTTTCATCTGACAAGAAGGCAGCAATCGAGATAAAGTCTCGTACGCTAGCTGCAGATTATATTGAGAAGATTGCGACGCTGTTAGAGGCGTACGTCATTGATGGGGAAATAGCTCATAAGATGATGAGTCCCCGTCAAGAACGTGATCCCCTGATAAGAAGACAGGATCAGGAACTTTAAAAACTAGATTAGTATTGTTGCTAGTGGGACACGACGAGTATCCCAGCTGGGGTCCAATTAATTTGGGTCCCAACTGGGCTATTGGTCGATGGCCCGTAAACAATTAAGGCTTTTGTAGCGTAATAAAATACGCCGCATTACATATATGGGTGAAGACAAACCTGAACTAACCGACCCATCTGCACAAGCAGCTGAATCCGCTATCAATACTGGTAGTGCCGATGAAGCAGCTATAGCAGAACGGGTAGCTGAAGCGATGAGGATAAAAACCGATTCGACTTCAGCACAAGAAACCGCAGTGGCTTCTAAAACAGATGGAGGTTCCAAATCAGATGTCTCCCAAACGAAAGTTTCCTCACCAGGCGCAAACCCTGAAGAGGATGCACTAAAACTGATTGAGGCAAGCACTGGACGCAAGTTCGCTGACGCGAACGAAGCACGAAAGTATTTGTCCAATTTGAATAGTCTCGTTGGAGATCAGGCAGTCGCAAAGGATCGTGAAGCAGCTAAGCTGTATTCACAGGTCGTAGAGCGATTTGCTGGAGAGAGTGGAAAGTCCGTCGATGAAGTCAAGCGTTTCTTTGCTGAGGAACTCGTCAAGAGTGCCCAGCAGAAGCCTGAATCAAAAGTAGATGCAAAGGATAGTAAAGAATTCCAGCGCGTTGATGGCGAAGTTGAAAAACTACGCGATCAGCTACAGCGCATGGAGCTTCTTTCGAAATATCCAGCAGCTACCAAGGTTCAAGAAGATGTTGCCATTCTGGCTCGCCAGAAAGGGATATCACAACTTGAAGCATTCGAAGCTTCCCCTCTTAAAGAGTACACCGAGACGAAAGCAAGAGAGGAATCTGCGAAGAGCCCAGTTGTTACATCTAGCAACAAAGTAGGTCCTGATCCGTCAAAGGTCAAAGAAAAGATCGCCAATGTCGTCCGTCGCGGAAGCGAGGAAGACATGATGGCTCTTGTAAAAGAGTTTGGTGATCGAGTTGGCCTTTAAGATAGGTTAGAGACCGATAATCACAATGGCCGATAATATTCTTAGGTCATACGGTGATGTAGGCATCAAGGAAGATGTGGTTGGTTTGGTTGAAATTCTCACAGCTCGTGAGACTTACTTCCTTAACAACCTTGGCAAGACAGTGGCTATTAATACAGTCCACAGCTTCTTGACAGACATTCTTCTTGCAGCTGCTTCTCAAGCAGTTGCCGAAGCCGAAGATTACACAGCGCTAGCACTTACCACGACCACAAGAAACACGAACATCGTCGAAAAGATCGCGACTCCTTTCAAGGTTGACCGCACGCAGCAATTCGTACAGCACTATTATGGTGAAAACGAACTAGCTCGTCAGACAACTAAGAAACTCGCAGACTGGGGCAATGCCGCAGAATTCGACATAATTCGTTCATCTCTTGTGTCTGGTCAGTCAGGTACAGTTCCAAAAATGGATGGTATTTTGAGAGCAATCTCTACGACAACCTCGTATACCCTCCACAACTCTGGAACAGTCCTGTCTGTTTCTATCATCAACGGTTTGATGAAGAACAACATGGACACCTCCAATGGAGATGTCGCAACTGATCTGTTCGCAGGTTCGTTCCTCCGCTACGTAATCGACGGTTTCACACAGAAGAGCACAACGCTCGTGCAGATAGCTGCAACTGATATTCTAAATACAGTTGACGTTATTAGCACCTCGTTTGGTCGTCTTGCTGTCCACTACCATCGTTATGTTCAGCAGTCTGGTGATACCACTGGACGTCTCTTGGCAATTCGCCCTGAGAAACTGAAGATTGCATACTTGCGCCGTCCGTTCGTAGACACTACTCTGCAAAGAGCTGGTGACTATGACTTCCGCGCAGTCGTTGGAGATCTCACACTTGAGACTCGCAACAAGCAGTCTAACTGGTTCGCTGAAGGATTCAGCTTAGTCTAAACGACTAGCTGAGTGACCATTAAAATTGGTTGTGCCTCGGACTCTCTACTCATCGTGGAGATGCCTGAGGCACGATGAGCACAACCAATTGCTCTGTAGGTAACTAATCTAGTTTAACTAAATATATGAAAGAAGAAGATCAAGTAAAGTTAGCCGAGTTTGTTGCTGGGGCTGATTTTACGTCAGAGATGTTCAGAGATATTTTCTCTGATCTAATCGAGAAACACGTAAATGAATCCCTGCGCCAACACACGATCAGGGCACTGATAGAGATTTGGATAAAAAGATATCCAGCTGAAGCCGATACTTTCCAAAAACAGATACAGCAATTCAGAGCACAGAAAAAAGATGTATTCGCATCTGCTGGAGTTGCATCTGACCAACGTATTGTTTTTAAATTTCCAGAGACACTTTGGAATCGTTTGAATTCTATTGTACAAGAGCCACCATTCTTGCAGCAGTCTAACCCTATGACCGATACAGAGAAAGAAGAATGGGCATGGATGATCAAGGAATTCCCTCAGTTTGTGGTCCCAGAGCGCATATAAAATGAGCAATAAATACTATAGAAAAAATATAATGGATTATATGCATGAAAAGTTCCTGATTTATATAGAATCAGAAGGTGGTGAGTTTAAAACGATCGTACCGCAAGACGATACACACCTAGATTGGTGGGTAGCCAGCATCCATCAGAATGGTTGGTTCGAGATCAGAAGGAATAGCTATATGCGGGATTCCAAATACCACGAAACCGAACATGTTCCAGTCTGGACGTTCTGGGTTGCCGAAGGGAATAGAAGTTGGCCCAAGAAAGGATTAGCAGCTGAACGCATTAGAAAAGCACAACATGTCTAAAATCGCACTTGCATTAATAGTGAAAGCAGACGACAGAGAAGCAGAACTTCTTGATCGTTGTCTTGGTGGAATATCTGATACTAAGACTTTGAGACCAGAACTGAGAGAGGTGGATATAAAGGGGACCAGTGGAATCGCTGGAAATGTAGACACTATTTTTATAACGATAACTGGGGAGAATGAAGCTTGTGAAAATGTCGCCAAGAAATATGGGGCCGTGGTATCTCATACACCATGGGAGAATGACTTTGCAAAAGCACGTAATTTCAACTTCTCGCAAGTCCCAGCAGAATATGAATATATAATCTGGTGTGATGCGGATGACGTTTGGTTACATCCAGAGAATTTGCGTACGATGGTGGATAAGATGAAGGAAGATGGAGTTGATATAGTGAACCTAAATTACTTTT